TCAAGCCATGACTTGACTCCCCCCGCGTATGCGGGGGTTCTGCACTGCATGGTAGAAATCCAGAATCCCAATGGCATAAAATGCGAAGCAAGCAGTATAGAGAGTCCAAAAGCCAGCCCCACCGTCACTCAACCAGACGACCTGTGGTGCAGTCAGAACGCCCTGGCGCAAGGCTTCAAGCCATAGTCTGGGACGAAGCGCATCAATCTTACCCAATACAGCCACCAACCCCTGACAGTAACAATCAGGGGCTCTGATGTAGTTGCGGCGCATTGCTGTTGCTTCGTCGTCCCAGCCGAGCCAGAACTGCCACCTTCACTTCCTGCCACACTGTGCGACCTTTTCCACTCTCAGGTCGAAAGGGAACCATAACACCATCTGCGCCCATAAGCAAAGGCAACATACCAATTGCTTCATCCAGTAACTCCACCTGTGGGAGTTGACCTGCTGCTAACTCCGCCAACTGGACCCAGCCTTTTGAACCCAATGCCACACCGCAGTCGGACTGACTTGCACTGAGATAAGCCCCAGATTGTACCCCAGACAGTAACAATCTGGGGCTGGGGAATACTGCCACCGTTTCAGTTCCCTTTTTTTTTCTTGACAGCATTTTCTGTATCAGGTATAATTTTGGTAGACTACATTTTTTACTTTTTTACTACATTTTGTATATTTCTTTTTGTATAAGGTGGGAAAGGCGGGAGAAGAATCATGCCAAACTCCAGAGTCAAAAGGGAGAGACGCCAGCATAAGGAAGCCTACGAGCTATGGGCGAAAATGACTGGTGGGCGAGCCACAGAAGCTGCCTTCGCCGCAGTGGGGAAGGAATTAGGCTTCAGGGGCAGGACTATCCAGAACTGGTATGTTTCTTTCAACTGGCGGGGCAGATTTGAGAGCCAATTGATATACACTCCCCCCAAGAGTCTGGACGAGATCACCGCGCTGGATGACTCACCTCTCTCCCTTGACGACTATCGAAAGATAATCGCCAGGATGGTGAGGAAATTTGAGAGCCTCGTTGAGAAGGGCTTTCTAACACCCACCATCAATGACTTTGTTAAACTATGCGGTCTTGACCTCTCCATTCTTGGAGTGCGAACTAGAGGACAGGGAGGAGTCACAGTCAATGTCATCTCTGCCGTCCCAAGGCCGGGAGAAGTAGAGAACAAGCCACCATTCACCCCATCGGTATCGGTCGGACTAACGAAGGTAAAGATTGGCTCCACCACAGCTACCGCTTCTACACCAGCTATTATAGACATCATCCCCCTGGATGCTGGTGAGGAGGATGATAACATCTAAGCTATTAAGCTATCGCCACAAATGAACTCTTCGCTGCAAGAAAAGGTGCATAATTTTATGGACACACAACTTGCTTCTTCTATCGAGACGGTCAATGCTACATCCCCCTCCAAAACTTATTGATAGGCAAGACAGTTTTCTTCTGCTTATCGAAGCTAACAGAACTACGTACAGATTCATTTTCCAAAAAAAAAGGAAATCCCCGAAAATAGTTTCGCTGGCTTTCTTAAAGCAGAACTTTCAGAATCAGTGTGCCTTCACTTAAAGTAGGGCTTTAATGATTTATCAATCAATAAGAAAAGTAAAACTTTAAGGCTTGAGGAGTTAAGTATGACTAGATTAGCTCTCTTGTCCGATGTAGAGAGAGACGTTGCTGCACCCATAGTAAACCTGGCTTCCAGATATATACCCACCAGAAAGCAGGTTGAGGCTCATCAAGCGTTTGAACGATTCATTCTATTTGGCGGCGCCATGGGGGGAGGGAAGTCGGCGTGGCTGTGCAATGAGGGCATACAGCTCTCATTAGATTACCCGGGCAACAGGGGTGGCGTCTTCAGGTGGGAGAACAAGACCTTCAGAAACACTACTCTCCACACCCTGGGCGAGTTTCTTCCTTCCGGGATCGTTGCCAGACACCATCTCTCAGACCAGTATTTCGACTTGATAAATGGCTCAAGGATTTATTATGGCGGCCTGAAGCCGGCAGGTAAGACTGCTCCTATTGATAACATCAAATCAATGGAGTTGGGATGGTTCGCTATTGACGAGGCTTCGCAGGTACCGGAGGAGATGTTCCTTATACTGGCATCGCGTTTGAGGTTGAGTATCGAGGGCATCCGCTATCGTGGGTTACTTGCATCCAATCCAGAGCACAGTTGGGTCAGAAGGCGGTTTATCGATCAGAAGTTGCGTGATCACAGGTTCGTACCGGCTCTACCGAAGGATAACCCGCATCTGCCACCTGATTACGAGGCCAGATTGAGAGAGCTTTTTCCGGCAGACTGGATCAAGCGGTACATTGATGGCGATTGGGACGTATCATTAGAGGGGCTGTATGTCTTCCCCTATATGTGGGTCAAGGCCGCCGTCGAGCGCGATCTGGAGCCAGAAGAAACCTGCGAGATCGGGATAGATATAGGTGCAGGTGGAGATAAGACCGTAGCTGCTGGCAGGTGGGGGCCGGTGGTAAGAATTCTCCACACCTCGCAGTTTTCTAATACCATGCAGACCACCGGCATCCTCGCATCGGTCCTGGACGAGCATAAACCCAGAAGAACCAGGATGGATGTGGTCGGCGTCGGAAAGGGGCCTTATGATAGGCTTATCGAGCAGGGGTATGATGTCCAGCCCTACATCGCTGGCGGTGAGCCGACAGATAAATCCCGATTCCTAAATCGCCGGGCTGAAGATCATTGGCATCTGAGGGACCTACTGGAGGAGGGCGATATCGATCTCCCTGATGATCCAGTTCTCACTTCTCAAATGTGTAGCATCAAATACGAGATCCAGTCCGATAAGAGGATCAAAATCGAGGGAAAAGAGGAGATGAAGGCGCAGGGAAAACCATCTCCGGATACAGCGGAGGCGGTAGTCATAGCGTGCTCTGAAAACGAACCAGCGCGAAAGGGAAGAGTCCTTGTCCTGGGCGCGCCGAAAAGAAAAGAAAACCAAATAACTGGAGAGCCAGAGAGCCAGAAGAGAAGATTAGAGCGAAGGACTGCCGGAAGCAGGATAAGAGGGAGGGTTAAGGTGGTATGATACCTAAGTCATTAGCAGAAGCGTCAAGTGTACTCCGTCAACGTCTGGCAAGCAGGATATGGACTCCTCCGCCCGTACCTGAAGTGAAGGCTCCGGCACCCGAAAAGAAGAGGGGTAGAGTGTTCATCTACACCGATAGGGGCAAGATTATCCCTTATTCAGAGCTTGAGAAGTTCGATATCAGGAAATCTTCGGGGCAGATAGAGGAGGAGGCCGCATGGGGTGAGGGAAAGGGGCTGGCCTCCAGACCATGCGATCCAACTACACTGCTTTTAGTCTGGGAGACTGACCCCATACTTTTCCGCATAATCGATCAGATCGCCATTGATACGGTCGGACAGGGCTGGATACTTACGCCAAGAGACGGAGAGAAGGGGAATCAGTCAGAGAAAGATCAGATTGAGGAGCTGCTAAACGGACCAAACCCTGAGCAGTCATTAGAAGATATACTCTCCAGCATGATCATAGACCTGGAGGGTATAGGTTACTGCTCAATGGAGTGCGTGCGCAATAACGGCGGGAAACTGGCGGAGCTTTATGATCTGCCGGCACACACTCTTTGGGTACATAAGGGCGAGCCCGGACGGCGAAGATATAAATTCTGTCAGAAGCGGGGCCTGCAGGAGGTATGGTTCAAGCGATTCGGGATAGTGGAGAATTTCTCCGCCGCTACTGGCGATGAGGGCGAATTCACTGGCGAGGCTGCCGCACATGAGCTTATTTACTTGAAACTACACTACAGGCTGAACGATTATTATGGCATCCCACCTCTCTTGCCTGCCTTAGCCTCAGTTTTAGGGCTGATCGGTATAAGGTCATATAACAGGTCATTCTTCGATAACTATGGTATACCTGCCTACATGGTCACACTTACTGGAGAATGGGAAGAAGGGTCGGACGACGACATTGCCCGGTTCCTGAGTACCGAAGTCAAAGGAAGCGAGAACGCGCACAGGACGATCGTCCTTCAATTGCCGGAGGGCGGAGAGATTAAACTGGCTCCGGTATCAGTTACGGAGAGGGAAGGCTCTTTCAGGATATTCAATCAGATATGGCGTGAGGATGTTCTGGCAGCTTACGCTATGCCACCGTACAGGATCGGAATCATGCCGGCAACTGGCAGGCTTGGCTCTGGCAAAGAAGCTCAGGAACTTACGGAGGTATATATACACAGTACAGTCGAGCCGCTACAGAGAAGATTTGAGAATATGATGACACAAAGGATAATCCAGCAGGGACTCAAATTCAATTCCTGGAGCTTCAAACTGAATGACCTTGACATTAGGAACGTGGCAGCGGAGGTGGAGATGTATAACAGTCTGGTAGCACACGGCGCGATGACACCTAACGAAGAAAGAGCGAAGCTGGCAATTGGCGACCCTTATCCAGGGGGTGCTAAATTCTACATGAGCACATCGCTGAAAGAAATAGCAGGGGCAGGAGGAGGCAAGAAGTGAGGATAGAGAATATAACGGAAGAAAACTTGAGGCAAGCTACCGATAATGAGCTTTACTCTCTCCGCCTGCGGTTCATGCAACTTCCTGGCTGGTTCGCTAAGAACCCTCTTATAACACCAGATTGGGGTGCGGTATTCGCCAAAGCCTCTCTTTTAGCGGATGAAATAAAGAATCGTCCATCTATATCTATCGATCCCGATGAATGGTTGTCAACTTATAAGCAAAGGGACAGTCAAGAATTTTATATAAGGGCTATTGGTGCCATGGCTCAAACTCGCTCAAAGCAAGGGAAGCACTTCTGTCTTTTAATTCACCATAAGGACTCCGATATACTTGTCGATCCCGCTGTGCCAGCGCGTGAGATTGAAGCTTCTCCCACTGTTATTATTATCACCCAGGCGGATCGCGATCACTGGACGCACTTAGGCGACTTTGCTACTGTGCCCCTGTACTCGACCGGCTCCATCCTGGATCAGATCGATTCTTCCTTCGCTACAGGAAAAAGACATCCCTTCCTGAAGCCTATCTCCTTCGATGGTTTAGTCATACGCCCGATCAGAACCATCCACAGAGTAGGTTCTCCATCTATAGGTATCAGAGTTGAGCGAGGACGACACAAGGTCTCTATCCTTCCCGAATTCCTTCGACTTGGCGAAGCGGAGCGCGAACTGATCGCTGGCACGGCCTGGATCGCAGGTTGTGGAGACTACGAGGATGATGATGAAGAGGCTGGCAAACTATCATTCAAATCGCTAATGGATTTAGCAGATGAACTAAAACCGAGGGCAGTTTTCTTAACCAATTTGAGGACGGCGCTGTTAAAGCACAGGAATGCTGTCAGGCTTGCGCTTTCTAACTTCGATGGCCAGATATTGATGGATGGGGATACCGTCCAGTCAGAAGAGCTTGAAAAATCCGATACGCCGGGCATATACCTCGTACCACCTCACGGACAATGGATTTGGGAGGGAAAGAAAAAGCTGATAATTAAGGCTAAGGAATTCCCAAACATGGTGAACGTACCATTGGTACTGGTATCAGGGAAGAAAGCATATGGAGTTATCCGTCTGCATAAGCCTAACAAGATTGACTTAAACGGATTCGACCTGACCAGAATGGGCCACTTAATCTCTGATAAAGAGCGAGTTGACTGGTGGGGTGGGTGGCGAAAAGAGTTTTATGCCTATGATTTTGACATAATCGAGAAGTATCAAAAGCCACGGTCTGTGATTGCTCCACGTGGAGCACAGACATTCATTGAGGATGTCAAATTCGAGGATGCTGTAAGGAAGGCATCCGCCTGGGGCCTGGCGAAGCCATCATACAGGATTTTTTCTCTCGAGGACCTGAAAAACACGCCCGGATTTGATAAGGGGCGGGCTGTCATTGAATCAAAATTTGACGGGGTCCGCGCTAGGGTAGAGCGAGGTGATAACGGCGAAGTCAGGATAATGACCGACCCGGAAGAGACAGCTACCCCCATAAAGACCAAGCGGCTACCCTGGCAGGCTAAGGAATTAGAGAAGCTGCCCGGGGGCGGCTTTTCGCTGGATGCAGAGATCGTGATGGTAAAAGATGGTGAGTGCCTGCACAGAACATCAGTAAACGCTTTAATAAACGGCAAATTCGACCCGACCGAAGCATCGAAATTAGCTCACATCTATGTCTTTGATATTCTTGAATTTGAGGGAAAATCACTCAAAAACGCTCCGCTAGAAGAGCGAAAAGAGGAGTTAGCGAGGTTCTCAGATTCGGAGCACATACACTTCATTCGCCCGACCATATCGTTAGATAAACCTTCATTATCATACGTCGTGGACCTGGAGCGGGCCGCTGATGTACAAAAAGCTCTTTCCCATTTGTTAAGTTACGCTCACAAAGGCGGCCCGTTCCCAAAGAAAATATCCGAGGGATGCATGATAAAGAAGCTGGACTCACCATACACTGGCAAGACGTGGGTTAAGTTCAAGGAGGAGTACGAGGTAGATTGCCTCGTGGTGGGGAAGCATGAGATCATCAGAGAAGGGAAGAAAACCGGAAACTGGAACTATGACCTCGCTGTCGGCGCCATTTCGCGTCCGTGGGCGGAGGCCATATCACGGAGTAATAAAAAGGCTGTCATTGAATTTGAGGGAAAATTCTACAATATCACAGGCAAGAGCGACAACACCGGGCAAGATGTCAGAGTCGGGTCTATTCTTAGAGTCGCTGCGGAGGACGTTAACCGATTTGAGACAGATAACCCGGAGTATCCGTACTACAAGACATACGTCGCCAGAGTGAAGCAGCCAGTACCGGAACGACATAACCCTGACAGTATGTTTGTCCTCCAGAGATTATCTGAGATGACTCCCAGACGCGAAACATTCGTCAAGGCAGGCATCCAGGACGATATGAAGGTGTCTATAGAAGCGGGGAAGATACCGAGAGAGATATATAACAAGTATGCGGGCGAAGGCGACCCGTTACCAGCGGAGTTTTATACTGACTACCGGAAAGGCACGGCATGGCTGCAGAGCCACTTGCGCGGGATCAAGCAAGAGGATAGAGAAGCCTATGAGAAGAAGGAAGTATCCTTCGCGGATACAATAAAGGGGCACTCAATTCATCTAGATTTAAGGCTTAGCATTGAAGGTCTACCAAAGCTAGTTCAGTACGTTATAACCGAATCGGATGTGCCATCTTACTTCAGGATGCTGAGGGGCGAAAAGCGGGAGACTGCCGGTGGAGTGGAGAACGTCCAACATTCGTTTATAGTTATCAAACCTTCGGCGCTTCAAGAACCAGAGGTAAAGAAAGCGGAGGAGGAACTAATAATAGATGAGTCCGGCTCGAAACTGATAGCAGATTATCAGATATTTGGAAAGAGCTATTGGATACCGCCCGGAGAGGTGGGGTCTTCGGCTTATAAATACGCCTGGATGGGGTTACTATGGACAGGAACAGTTCGCGGCGGAATAATGCGCCGTGATTATAAAGAGCTATTCTTCTATCCAGATCGTGATTTACCTAAAAAGAATAAGGAGCTTCTGGATGGGAAATTTATAATCAAATGTCTGAAGCGGCCGGAGGGTACAGCACGATGGGAAATCTGGAGGGCCACGAAGGATCCATGGCCGCAGGACCCGATTGAGCACAAAGATTCTGGAGATTGGTATCCTGTTAAAGCAGAGGATGTGAAATCTTTTGGTAGAGAGCACTACACTTACGGAAGAAAAGAGCCAGAGTAATTTAGCGCGGGTTGAAATAATCAAAGCCGACAGCGACCATTACGGGCCTTTCGTCAAGATTCGCGTACATAACAACGGCAATATTGGCGGCTGGTTTTATGCACGACTGGACACAGGAGCGGATATTAGCATCATGCCTGAATCCTTCCTGGGAGTTGGTAGGCCGAACCTGTATAGAGGACCACTTGATCTCTACTCCGCTATGGGAGATATAATAGCGAAGAAGGTTACGCCAATGAGCTGTGAGATAGAGATAATTGGCATAACAGAAATTTTCAAGCCGGTAAATGGTGTGTTGGCTTCCGATAAGAGGAGCACAGGTTTGATCGGCATGGATATATTGACAGAGTGTATTGTATATCTTTATAATGGTGGAGGTGTGATTTGTCGAAGGTGAGAGACATCGGGGAGAGCCGAGTAGCACATGGACAATATGTTTCGCAGAGGCGTTACTTAGAAGTTATGAAAGCTAACGACGGCCGTGTCTTTCAAATCTCTACGGGAGCTGTGGAGGTAGGATTGCTGCACGCTGCGCTTCGGCTAGCTTTACTTCACCCCAGAGTCAAGGAAATGTCACCGTCGTTCCATATAGTCGCGGAGAATCTAAAGCAAAGCTGTCTTGAACTCATGGGCAAGATGGGATTTTCAGAAAAGGAGCTAGAGTATCTTGACAGCGATTTTGAGGGGAAGGAGTACTTGATTGACAGCACTTAAAGTTGTGTTCACAGTGGTGGTCTGTATAGGAGCTATGGCCTTCTGGGGCTGGTTCTGGGAGAAGCGAAGGAGAGGATGATGGGGGAACGAAATATTCAGGTATGGCAGACCTTACGGAGGGCGTATTTGGATCTCTTCTTCGAGACAGGCGATACGAATAGCGCACCTTGCCAGAGACTAGCCAGAGTCATAATCGCGGCGGGTTACGGCTATTGGTTTCACTACCTCATAAGAGAAATCAATACTGCTGAGAAAGAGGCCATAGGATTTTTGATTGAGAAGGATGGGGGTTTGCTTCCTTATTGATAGTGCAGTGGTTACAGATGCCATATACACGCCATAGTCATGCCTTAGCGGTGGTTTCCCTGAGTTGTGAGGTGATGCCATGTCTTTTGAGCTTGCAAAGATACAGGAGTTAACACGAACAGGCGAAGTGGACTTAGAAAAATCAGGAGAGCGTATCATCAGGAACGCGCCTCAATTTGTCTGGATAGAAGGATTCCTGTGCGCCGCTGGATCGTACTTTTACGAGCGTGAGGATGATCGAGAACCCAACGATATTGACGTGATCGTCCGCGCGGATGAGGACGATCATGGATTCAAGGTAGCCCTTGGCGCCGATTTGCGGTTAAAAGTAGATAGGATTCTCGAAGCCAGAACCGGTCTGAAGTCAAGCCATTGGCACGCTGAACCGCACGGCCCGGACTGGAGGTATCAGCCGCTCTACGATCTGGTCTTAGCGCCACACAAACCGGAAGAAGTCAGAGAGGTAAACGAGCCTGAGTTTGCCAGCGAATTTTATAAAACTTACGCGAGAGATAAATGTATGGAGTGCGGAGAGCCACCTGAATTTGAAATCCTTTGGGCGGAGGGGATGGCGCACGCGTGGTTTTGTTCAAAACATACTGGCGAATTTATAAGACAGCGTAGCGAAGATATAGACTACATAAAAGCTGTGGACGAAACGGCCTCAATAAAATTCCAGAACAACAGGGGTCCCAATATCAAAGATAAACTGATTGCAGAATTCCTAAAACTGGATTTACCATCATTCCGCCAGGAAGGAATAGACGATGACCTGAAAGACCCGAAGGCTAATTGGAAGGAATTACTTGCTGATCATCGCTATCTGCACATTGGTTACTATAGGTTAAAATCAGGAAAGAAGTGGGGAGATTGGACTGAGGGCGATGTGGTGAGCTATCACGCGGCGGTGATATCAGCATTAAGAAAGCTATTTTTTCCCATGATACCCATGAGGCTTGGAGAAAAAGAATGCGGGATCACTACTACCATCTGAGACATAATCCTTGATTTGAAGGAGGTGGCCTGAGGTGGGTAAAGCACAGTGGGCTATAGAATTGGATTTCCGCTCCGCGAGACAGGAGACGATAAAGCCACCCTCAGAGTCAGAGGTCAAAGAGTGGGACGAAAAACGAGGGCAGCTTCTAAAGGAAATCTCCAAGTTCGTCTCCATAATCCAGAAGAAGGAGGACGAGCGGATCGTCTGTGGAGTGGTGTACGAGCCGGACATAGTAGATGCACAAGGCGATAGGGCGTCGGAAACGGAGATAAAGAAGGCCTGCTACAAGTTCATGGAGAACGTACAGAGGTTCGGAGAGAACCACGTCAGGGACTCCATCAGATGGGCATTTGGGGCGAAGCCGATCGCAAAGGTGCTGGAGAACTACATCGCGCCTGTGGATTTCATGATAGAGAGTCAGCTTGTAAGGAGAGGCAGTTGGGTTCTGATAACCAGGGTGATGGATGAGGAAATCTGGGCGAAGATAAAGTCCGGTGAGATAACTGGCTACTCCATGGCTGGAAGGTCAAAGCATTAGGCAGTTTTCAGTTGACTTTTAAGATAGCTTTGTGGTATGATCGATACCGGAGCCGGAAACCTCCAAAAACCAAAAGAGAAATCTCTGGCGGAGAAATCTCTGCCAGAGACCTATTAACCTTGATCATTTCCGCGAGAAGCGGTTAATGATGTGACCTTGCCGGGCTGGTCACGTAAATAATCCCGCCCGGCCGTCGCACACTGCCATCGATAACGCAGTGAAAGGGAAGCGGGCGACTCCTCGTAAGCTACTGAGCTAGACTTACGGAAAGCCCGTACAATAGGTCAGTAAGTCTTTCGCCCTACTGGATAGGGTCGGTCAGGATCAAGATAAGCACAAAGTGGATGCCTGAGCTTGTGAAGGATTACCAACAGGCTTGCGCATCCACTTTTTTTTTGCCGGCCGGCGATGGGGGGTGCTCAAGCGTAGGGTGGAGAGGAACGAGGGAGGCGATAGCAGATGCAGGGGAATTTAGAGAAAAGGGATCTCAAAGACATAGACTTAGACGAGATCTCATTTGTTAAGACTCCAGCCAACAAGAGGACATTTCTTTTCTATAAGGGGCTGGAGAAAGCAGGCGACTACGTATGCCCTGAGTGTGGATACAAGAAAACGTTTGACAAACCTGTCCGTAATCCAAAGTGTCCGAAGTGTGGGACGATAATGGAGTGCGCGTCGGGGAAGTCGGAGGACGGATCAATGGAGCTTAAGAAAGATCAGAAGCTAGAGGAGTTTGTAAAGAGTTTTGAGGGCGATGGCTTCACCTGGGGTAGCATCGATCTGGCGAAAGAGTACAAAGAATTTCTGGGTGAGGAGATGGAGAGCGAGCAGGTTGAGAAGCAGAAGAAGCTACCTGAGAAGGTGTATAACGCCATCAAAGGGGCTTTCAATATCTTAAACAAGTATAAGGACGACCTGCCATCGGACTTGAGGTCGGCTGTCGAGTCCTTAGCGAAGTACGCCGCTGGCAAGTATCCATACCCTAAGCCCTATAAGAAAGGCGAGGAGGAGGAGGGCGAGGATGTGGAGAAATCAGGCAAGAAGCTCTCGAAGGACACCATCGGAAAATTGATGGCGATCAGGAAGATCCTGGACGAACTTCTACCAGAAGATGTGAAGAAGGCCCTCGAGGAAGAGGCGAAAGAGCCTGACCCTATCGCTATACTGAAGAGTATATCCGACAGTTTGACAGCCTTTGGCAAGCGGCTTGAGAAGCTGGAGAAGGGCGAAGGCGGGAAGGAAGAGTCCGGCGATGGCAAGGGTGAGGACGAAGGGCCAGCCGACGAAGTAACGAAGCAGCTAGAGGCCATTGCGGATCGGCTTGATACACTGGAGAAGCAGAAGCCGGCGAAGAAGGGCCTCGAGGGGGATGGCAAGGAAGAACTGGCAAAGTCAGACGAGGATCTCTGGCCTAGTGTGAAGGTCTGAGGAGAGTAATCAGTAATCAGAAATCAGAAATCAGTAAACAGTAGACAGTAGACAGTAGACAGTAATCTGATAACTGTTCGCTGATAACTGATTACTAATATAAAGAGGTGAACAATAATGCTTACTAACAGGCGACTACTTAACATGCAGGAGAAGGTGGACTTGATACAGAAGATGGTATCGCTGCCCGCCATTACGTTATCAGCGGAGGAGGCGGATAGGTTCATAGAGTGCGTCTGGGATCGGAGCGTGATGAAGAACCACGCGAGATTGGTGAAGATGGATCACCAGACAAAGAACGTGAGGGCAATAGGTCTGGGCACATCCCGGATTCTGAAGCCGGCAGCCACCTTCACGCAGTCCGACTATGTAAAGGAATTTGAGGAGAACAGGATCCAGCTTTCGTCTAAGGAGCTTCGCGCCTGTGTTGTGATATACGACAAGGATCTAGAGGACATAAACGTTGGGACGCCACAGGCGTTCAAGAACACGGTTATGTCCATGGTTCAGAAGAAGATGGCGGAGGAGCTAGACGAGATCTACTGGATAGCTGATAATCATAGTCTATCGGGATTCGCCAACACGGATGCCAGGAGCGTCATGGACGGTTGGCGATACCAGTTGGATCACAGCCAGTCAGGGGAGGATTATGAGAACGATGTGGTTGGTAGTTGCGTCCTTCTGGACGCGTCAAACACGATCGGGGCGAGGGCAGGCAGCTTCTCACTTACCACCAGTCAGGCTATAGCCGAGCAGAACGCAAGCGCGCCCTACAACTGGGAGTTTAAGTGGGTAGACATGCTGAAGTATCTACCTTCACAGTACAAGCTCGGGGGCTTGAAGAAGCTCAGGTTCTTCTTAAACGATCAGGTCCTGGACAACTACATAGAGGCATTGATGGATCGCTCCACTCCTTTAGGCGATAGCGTACTAACTGGAAAAGAGATGCTCCATTTCGGCATGGTTCCTGTAGTTCCGTGCCCGCTGATGCCGACGACTATGAAGATAGACACGGTGGACGCCCAGAAGGAAGCTCTGAAGTCGGATGGCACACTAACTGACTGTCTATTAACACACGAGGAAAACTTGATCATAGGTGTGCAGAAGGATATACAGATGGAGGGCGAGCGGTCGGCTGCTGATAGAGCCAACTACTTCTTCTTCACAATACGAGCTGACGTGGCGATAGAAGATGTCCACGCGTGTGTACTGTTGAAGAGGTTGAAGGTAGTATGATACAGTTTACAGTTTACAGTTTACAGTTTACCGATCACTGATCACTGATCACTGATAACTGATCATCTGCGAACGGAGTGAGTTTATGCCTGAAAGGTGGGAAGTAACGAACTTTGGTAATAGGGGCACGCTCTCACACGAGGGCAAACAGGTATTCATAGCTGTAGGAAGGACCATCGAGGTAAAGGACAAATCTCTAGCGGAGGCACTCAGCAAGTTTCCGAGAATAGGTGTGAAATTAAATTTAAGGGCTATGCTGAGGTCTGAACTGATGGCGCTTGCCAAGAAGCGAGGTGTTAAGCTGAGCTTCCCTGCCAACTATACCAAAGAAGCGATACTAGAGTTGCTTGAGAGGGAGGAGAGGAAAAATGGGATTTAGACGAGATTTAAGCGGGCTTGATACAGACATAAATCAAGCGCTTGGCAGGGTAATCCAGCAAGCCTTCAAATATGGTATAGATTGCGATATCATACATGGTGGTTTGCTAGAGGGTTGCGTAGAGCAAGGCATATATGAGCAGAGTGCGACACAAAAATATGTGATCGGCTCTAAGCGAAGGTTACCTGATGGCCGAGAGTTCATATATGCCAAAGCTGGTGGAGTAGCGCTTGGAAAGGCTCTCATGTGTGAGGGACCTGTGGGTATATCAAACTACAGAGAGCAGGTTCAGACTGGTTACGGTTGGGCTGCAGGAGCGAAGTCAGGGACTATCCTGATCACCACTGGCGCGACGCCGGCCGTAGACGCGTGGAAGGACGGCTATATGGTCGTCAATAAGGGAACCGGTCTGGGTCAGCTCCACAAAATCAAGAGCAACACTTCACACGCGACAATTCCTACTGTCACACTCTACGACGCGATAGTCGCTGCTTTTGCTGCGACCGCAGAGGTGACCATCATAGCGAATCCTTTTAACGGGACTATAGTATGCCCGGTGACGACTCTGACTTCGCCGCCGGCTGGTATCCCACTGATTGCCGTGGACATAGGATACTATTACTGGTCTCAGGTGAAAGGACCTGCTCCTATAACCGTAGATACAGGCGACACGCTGGTCATAGGCGAGCCGTGCGCCTCCGCTGGAACGAACGCTGTGGCTGGCGCGGCTGGCCCCGCAGTGACGCTGGAGGGCCATTACGGAAAAGTTCTGTACATTGGCACAGCCGATGAGATCGCCATTGTCCAGTTGGACCTGGGTTGGTAAATCAGGAGGGTAATCAGTAAACAGTTTACAGTTTACAGTTTACAGTTTTCAGTTTACTAACCACTGATAACTGATAACTGACAACTGATAACTGATAACTGACAACTCATTTAACGCTGCAAGAGAGGTGTCTGAATTGGAGACTATCGAGATAAGGGCAAGTCCGCCCACAAGCCGCCTCTATGAGAGGAGATTCGAGTTGGATGACGAAGAAATCCTCAAGCTGTGGCGTGAGATGCCTCAGCTTACTGAGCGAATAGCCGGGTTGGAGAAGCAGGTCTCGGAGAGCGGAGATAGGATAAAGCGTCTGGAGACTTGGCTTGTAACAAGCCTGATAATGCTGGTTGTTAATCTATCAACGACCTTAGTTGGCATATTGCTAAGAATGGGGAAGTGATTGTGGCGCACGATACCAAGACAAGCCTGGCCGCCAGAGATGGAAGCTATGTACTAGAAGAAGCCGCTGGCGAAGCAGAGGTTGGCAGGACGCGGTTCGCGAAAAAATTTAAGGTAGGGCCTGGGCGATTCCGAGTAGGTAGCTCGATCGGCCCGATACACTATAGGCTCAACCCATTCGATGATACCGAGCCGTTCAAAGAGATAGACCTGACGGTAAGAGGAACACCGGATGAGCCGTGGGGTGCCGCCTGCCTCACTAACGGGTACCAGGTGAAGTTCTGGCAGAGAAGAGATGTATCTGGAAGGGTTGTCAGGTACGTCGCCAGGTACGAGCGCGCTGGCAGGTGGCTTGACATCGCGCCTGTAGTTCTACTTTGGGAGAACGACCTGGGCCAGCGTCAACTTATCTCAAGGGTCTTAGCAGCCGGCGCCCCGACGATAGACAATCAACTTAATCAGGTGTCGTGGTCAGGCGCGTTCGGGCCTGGAGTAGACTACGGGTATAATCTCCGGCCGGACGAGTTTTTCAAGACTCTTATCATTAACGATAGGTCGAGTTTACCTGCGCCAACGATAAGTTCTACTGGTCTAAGGCTCACTTTCATAGTAGCTCTATCGTGGGGTGAATTGTCGAGAGCATCCAACTACTTCGCTTCCAGGATCACACCGCTGGAGCTATCATCTGGTGATGAGGGATTGGAGCGCGGGGATGAGGAGTACATCCAGCCTGAGACCTTTTCTTTTCAGGATGAGCACCGCCGTGATGTATGGTGGATGCGTCGGCCACTGGCGTGGGGTAGCTCTGAGGAGCTTGTGGTCCTACCTGTCCAGTGGCGTCTCAGAAGAAGAGGCAATTTCGTGTTTGCTCTAGTCAGTGTCTCAGCCAGAGACTTGATGGATCCTGGATTAGTCTATCCTGTCTACATTGACACATCTATCCCTGAAGAGCAGGTAGGGGCAAGCGCGGATGATTGTGAGCGAGCCTACGGCACTACTGGCGGGTTCTGGTTGACCTCGATTTGTCAGGCAGGGTGGTACTCCGCTACTTATGCACAATGGAGTTCTGGATTCAGGTTTCAGACGGTCCCGATCCCGCAGGGAGCGACGATAGACTCAGCGAAGATAAATATGTGTTCCTACGCTAACCTCAGCACGACGGTAGTAAGGACAAAGTTACGCTGTGAGGATGTAGATAACGCGCCTGCGTTCTCCGATATAACGAACTGGGATGCTAGATTTCCTTCCGGTGTGACCACTGAATATGTAGCGTGGGATGGCATACCTGCATGGACGAAAGATGTATGGTACGAGAGTCCCTCCTTCGCCCTTGCCGTTCAGGAAGTAGTTGGAAGAGCGGGTTGGGTCTCCAATAACAACTTAGTCGTGTTCTGGGATGATTACGACGACCGTTCCGACCATAACAGCAACTGCCGTCGTCAGTGTTATGGGTATGATATAGATACCTCAAAGGCGACGAAGTTTAATGCAAGCTACGAAGAAGCAGCGGCGGGTCAGCCAACCATGCGAAGATGGGGCGGTGTGCCGGGGATGCAAATGACAGGACGAAGGAGTTGGTAAGTAATGGCAGCCAGTGACGCGAAGCCTTATCCAATAAAGGGACAAGCGTACCGGGTGACCTTCCCGATACTGGATAACGACGGTGATCTAGTTACTGGTGCAGCGGGTTTGGACTCTGAAATCTCGAAGGACGCGGGGACATTCTCCGACTGCACTAACGAAGCAACGGAAGTAGCCACCAATTCAGGTATGTACTACCTCGACCTGACCGCTACGGAAATGAACGCGGACACGGTGGCGATCATTGTCAAGACGAGCACCGCCAACGCAAAGACAACACCTATCGTTCTGTATCCAGTGGAGGACAGTGATATTCGAGTCAACACTGTTCAGATAGAAAGTGCGGACGCTACCGACCAGATAAAAACCGCCGCTGCGGGAGCGCTTGCAGACGTCCATCTGGATCACCTAGCCGTAAGGAGTGGAGCCGCTCAGGGTGGTGGGAGTAACACAATAACTCTGGACGCTGGAGCATCGTCAGTAGATGACTTCTACAAGTGCGAGGTGATCTGCCTGGTGGGTGGCATGGGAGCTGGACAGACCGGTGGGGTTCTAAGCTACGTCGGCGCGACGAAAGTGCTCACTGTTGATAGGAACTGGGCTACCAACCCGGACGCAACTACTGTCTTTGTGATATTTTCTACCTACGCCGTTGCGGTTCAGGCGTTGTGCGAAGCCGCTCTAGCTGCCAAGCGGCTTCATGAGATATTAGCTGCCCAGCTTAGCGCGCCACCAGCTTCGGGATCTCTGGTGGATGACCTCACAGAAGACGACGCGGGCGTACAGCGGTTTAACGCGAATGCTCTAGAAGAAGCCCCCACTGGCGGCACGAACCCGAATGTCTTACTATCCACGACCGTAGCGACTGTAGTTTCACAGACGGAACTTACTCTCGCGGCGGGGTCGAATGATGATGGCGCATACTACGATCAGGGTGTCGTCCTTTACGACGGAAGCGAGGGCGACAACCCATCAGTAAGACGCGTCAGAGTCTACACAGCGGCGACTAAGACGATAAAGATAGACAAGGCACCTGACTTCACTGTCGCAACTGGAGATGGAGTCAAGATATTCGTCACCACGGTGCCCTTACCCGCGGGCGCTGGGGCCATAGAGTGGACGTACGCACTGACAGAAGAAGGGACAGGCAACCCCATTGCTGATGCTGACATTTGGGTAACTTCAGACGCGGCGGGGACTGATATACTGGCTTCTGGCAGGACAGACCAGAATGGAGAGGTAGTGTTCATGTTGGATGAGGGACAAGTCTACATTTGGCGGCAAAAGACGGGCTGGAATTTTACAAACCCGGACATAGAAACAGTATCGGAGTGAGGTATGGCTGGATTCAATAAAGCGAAGTCCATCAAGGTACTGAAGGGCGCGCTAATAGCAGGCGGCGGTGTTATTGCAACCTACCTTTTGGAAGCTGCGTCGAAGATGGACTTTGGCGAATGGACACCAGTAATAGCCGGGCTGTGTGCAATATCAATCAATTTCATTCGCCAGGTGATAAGGAAGGAAGGGTGAAACATGGGCGCAGGAACCGGGACTAAGGCAGGCGCGCTTACTGGTAACTACATCTCCGCTTCGGACATAGACAACTGGCCCGCGGGATATAGCGATCTGGATAAGCAGGAAGTCATCAGACAAGTGGAGGACCTGGTGGAGAAGATAACAGGCGACTTATTTTACGAAGAGGATTTTGACATATGTATGGATGGAGGTGGGAAAGATAGATTATTCCTGCCTTTCAAAGAGGATATCCTCTCAGTGACCACCATAGAGATAAGCGGGGTAGATTTGTCGTCTGACTACTGGACTTACGATAAAAGGTGCGTCCACCGCGATCCGGAGGCTGTGACGGAGCCGGAGCTCCGCTGGCTACAAAAGCAATATAGGACATCCGGACTCTTCCCTGTAGGCGAAGGAAACATACACATAGTGGGCACTTATGGATGGTTGGTGACACCACAAGCTATTATAGATGCCTGTGTGATCCTGTGCCGCGACAACAACGACAAAACCATCTACACACACTACATAAAGGGAATTCAACAAATAGGGGACTACCAGTATAGATATGACGGAAAAGTTCTAACAGGTGTCTGGGAGGCTGATGTGCTTCTGGAAAAGTACATCAGAAGAAGAGCATTGATGAGGGCAGTGTAGAAACCAGTTATCAGACCACTGATAACTGATAACTGATAACTGTTTTTTTATGATTAAATATCTATTCAACTCAAAATGCACGATAAGCTACTACGCGGAGGGTGCAAGGGACGATCTGGGCCAACCTTCTCGGACGCTCACCGAGCGCGCTTCTGGAGTACCATGCAGGCTGGAGCTAAGGTCCAAGAGCCTGAGATATGAGCGGCCTGAACGCTTACGACTTATGGAGAGGCAAGGCACGGTGGAGGTTACGACACATTTTTTGTATATAACGGCTGGACAGTTAATATTAGTGAACGATATAATCACAGATGAGGATGGTAGTACTTATACAGTAGGTCTTATCGCAAGGCGCGGAAATTCGCACAAAGAGGCGTTATTAACTAGAGTATAGACGATGGATGCACTTATAAAAGCTGTACGAACTGTCTTAACTTCCGACCCCACTCTCACAGATTTAGTACCTGCCGATGATATAACTTCCTCCTACAATGCTGAGTCAGCAAACTATCCATGTGTTGTCTTAAGTATAACATCGGGCGGTTCGTTCACGGAGATCCCAGGTGTGACCAGAGCGACGCTAGTTGTAGACATATACGTTAGTACAGATAAGTTGGATGCCTGGGAGATATATGACAGAATTAAGGCGCTGCTTCACAACCAGGGCAGGTCAATATCAGACGCGTCAACCTTAGTACACATAATCTACGAGACCAGGGTGGATGATAGCCGATACGACGCAACAAGCGATGTATGGCAGATAACCGTGCGATTCGAGATAATATTCTCAACAACTTCGGTCCTCGCGATGGCGATTGAAGATGGAGGGATATACGCACACGATACAGATGTGCAGGCAGAGGATGGAGGGAAGGTAGGCGACTTCAACGGTATCTTATCGCTTGATGTAGCTTTTCTCCGCCGTGAGAAAACAGAGAGTAAGCGGTTCACAAAGTCGCTATACTTCCACAGAGGTATCGCATTTATTGACATAGAGTCAGTGGCGTTCAGGCCCGAAACGCTGGAGCTTCTGTTTTCAGTAACTTACGATGGAAGCGACTATCTCAGGGACGATACTACTGAGGCGACTTCGTACACTATTACGCAAGACACCACACCTTCATTCCTGCAATTTCTTTTTCAGGGCGTAAAAACGGTAGATGGGAAGAAGATTGAGATACTCGCACTTAACGCGGCAGTGGAGTCGTTACAAATACCTTTCTCCACATCGGAGTTAAGCAGGCATAGATGTAGGTGGACGTGTTTGGGTGATGCAAGCGGAAACGTAGTTAAGGTATCGCTGGAGACATGAGTTCAGACTACAACAGGCAGCGGCAAGCTAAGAATGCATACTACGCGTATCAACAGGGATACACACACGCTGTCAGGAGTTGCGCCTTTGCACCCACGAGCTGCGCGGCCTGCCGAGCCGCACATGGAGAAGTGGTAGCGATTGAGTCTGTCATGCACGGCGCGGCAGATCACAGTAACGGGCGGTGCTCATTTACATTCATCAGGCAGGCTCAACCTGCACCTCCGGCGCCTGAGCCAACGCCGACACCAAAGCCAACGCCTCCTCCGCCGACGGTTGACGTGTGCAGAGGTATAAGGGATGAGATCGTCGCTCTCCAGCAGGACAGACAGCAGTATCAGTACCTGGCGACGCAGTTAGCAAAGATGCTGCAGGTAGCGGGGCCGGACACGCCACGAGAGACGATAATGGATTTGACAACCAGGATGTTTGACGCAATGAAAAGAGTATCTATGATAGACAACACTATCGCCAGACTACGGGGCGAGCTTGCGATCTGCGAAGCTGGAGGACATATATGAGAGAGACACCAGAGATAAAACAGGTAACCTACCCTAAGCTCTCAGAGCGGTTGTATGGTGCCGCGGGAACCGAATCCGATGAGGCTTCGCTAATGCGGCGAATGGAGGAGTTAGCGGAGGGCGAGGGCTTGAGGGAGGGCATGAGGGAAAAGATACCTCTTCAAGTGAGGTCTCAGTTGGATAGTAAGGCTGAGGAGGAGCATACATTCAAAGGAGATGGCGAGAGGACGCTGGAGGGGAAGTTTCAAGTGCAGGAATTATCAGCCGATCCTGCAGATCCGCCAGAGGGTCATTGGGTGACGTGGATGTCGGATGGTGCCGGCTCTGGTGATGATGGAGATATAATGGTGAAGATAAAGGCGGGCGGTGTGGTGAAGACAACCACGCTGGTAGACTTTTCTGCCATTTAGTATGGGACGATGAGCGATTTCCTACTAACACTCATAGCACCCGACCGATATGGAGTTGAGACGTTCGATAGCGACCCGGACGTATGGACAGCGACGGACGCCGCAAGAACGACTGTATCCAGAAATACCGGTGAGTCCTACCCGCGAGACTCAGTCATGAGCATACAGGGCGTATGTTGGGATTTAGGTGATGGGGTGGATTTAGGAGACGGGTACTATCTGGGTGACTCACCCATAGGGAAGGGTGAAGGTGCGTATAAGGACTTCTCCGTTGAGGAGGGCGTTATCTACAACCTATCTTGTCTTTTTAAGGTAGTGACTGGCTACCTCACGATAAGGCTCTACGATCAGACCAACGCTACAGAAATAAAGGCTCTTAATAAAGGTATATCCGATTGGTTAGCAGAGGAGATAAGTGTAGAAGTACCGTCTGGCTGCAGCACCTTAAGAGTACAGTTCTTTCAGAAGAGCGATAACCAGAGGCCCGGCCCTTTCTATATTGACAATGTTTCCCTGAACGGAAATTTACTTATCTCCGATCCTGACAGATATGAGCGGATACCAGAGCGCGTCGGATCATTTCATCAGACTTTATCAGGTGGGAGGGTATATGACTATCGCTGCATCCACTATAGACTGCACCTGGGTTGGGACTCATGCAGCAAGGATCAGTATGAGAACCTGAGAGAAGCATACTACTCAAGTGAACTGCTATACTTTGACGATGGCGCGGTGCCACCGATGACTGAAGAGGAAACCATATACGATAACCCGACTTTCAACTACGTGGGAATAACCCTCCCATCCAGCACACACAAGGCGTACTATGATAGCTCAACTTCACTGCCAGGCGGGAAGAATGATTTCGAAAGTAACGAATTCTCGACGGCAGATTACCAGGCCATAGATGAGGATGATGATAACTACAAAGAAACGTCAAACCCCACAGCGGATAACTATCTATACCACAAGTTCCTCCTTTTGAGTTCATTAGACAGCGCCGATGTTCAAAGAATCAGGATAAAAGTCGTTATGTCAGGTAACGATTCTTCACCGCAGGATATTGATGGAGGAGTCCTCTATGCTTGGAACGGAACCAACTGGGTCGAGCTTGCAAGAGTAACAAGTTCAGCAAAATCAGAGATGACCTACAGTGTGTTGGACCACGAGTACGCAAGCCAACTTATAGACACATCAGATAACTACATAAGGCTACTTTTGCGTTCAAGAAACAGGCGAAACGGTTCGAGTGGTCTGAACTTAAGGACATATTATGTAGAGTGTGAGTTAAACGAGGGTCTAAACCTGGAGGTGGAGCTGTCCCATAAGGCCATCCTAGATGGGGATGGAGATATGATCTGGGTAAAAAACATCACACAGGGGACAACTCTCACCCTTAACACAGACTACACGATTTCAGATGACAGGCGGTCAGTGATGGTAACAGGACAGAATCAGGGCGATCTGATACAGGTCAGATATAATCGTCATTTTGAGGTGTCCTTCTCAAGTATCCCGGAAGAATGGTTGCCTGGTGGCTCTCCTGGAGAGAAAGAGCGAAGAGTAGAAGTGACCCTACAGACGTTATCTGAAAGCAAGTGAGCGACATGCAGTTCGGAGATTTAACAAATACGGAGATAGAAGAGCTCAAGTTGGCTTGCGCTGGCAAGATGCGGCAGCCAAGTTTCGCGGTCTGGATAGAGGGCCTTGGAGGTGTGTCGGACTACGTAGTGAGCATAGACAGTGAAGTGGCATTGGAATCAGCAAAGGGAAGGGGTAAGATAAACATAGGTTCAGCGACGGTGGAGTTAGAAAATGTGGGGGGCTACTTTTACTATGATGGTGAGAGCCGTATAAACAGAAATGAGAAGATACAAGTCTGGTGCGGGTTTTCAGGGTTGAATATCCCCATATTTGCGGGGGTCGTGTACTCAGTGAAACCGCGGGGGGATACAGGAGTGGTAGACTTAGCCTGCAAAGACTACATGGGTGTACTGAGCGAGATGTGGTTGAGCGGAAGTCAGGACCCGAATAATACTATTAAGCTCCTTTGTGGAATGATATGCGAAGATGCTTCTCTCCTTGAGCCTGATATAGAGTCAACGGATGAAACAACAGCACCTCTAACCGATCCGACATTTGATGAGAGAACCTACCTTAGAGCGTTAGAAGAGATATGCTCAAGCATATTCTACGCAGGGTACTTTAATGAAGAGGGTGTATTGATGCTCCGCGAACGTGAGCACTCCAATCAGGTAGATTTCGTATTCAAAGACAGAAATACGTCCGACTGCTTTGCCCTCGAGGACACAGAAATAATCAACGACCTAACAATAGAATACAGGGAGAATTTCTATACCAAGAGTACAGACCAGACAAGTATAGACACATATAGGAGCCGGATGCGGGTAGATCGGAATCTTTTAACAAACGAAAGTCTGGTATCCTCAAAGTACATTGGCTCCACAACTGAGGAGCTAGATTATGACCTGGAGGGCTTCAAGTTTCAGGCTGGTGAGGATTCCGGGGTTATTGACTGCCTGCACATAAAGATGAAGCAGGACGGCGCGCATGGATACATATACGCCAAAATCTACAGCGATAGTGGAGGGAATCCCAATACCCTTCTTGGCACAAGCCAGCAAAAAGCAAGCGCAAACCTATCGGAGAGCTTCGCCTGGGAAATATTCTACTTTGTGGCGCCGGTGGATATAACTCCATCAGGTTATTACTGGATAATAATTGACATCACTAGCGTGGATACAGGATCGGTTTACGTTCAGATAAGCGCGGCTGTTGCGACAGCAAAGCATACGCATTATGATAGCGGATGGGTGGCAGAGGACAACAAACAGGTGCTACATGAAATCCGTGGAAGCGTGCCTGGGCAGAGGACAGCGGGGGATGTAGTAAGGTTCTACAAAGAGCCTCATGAGCGGATCAGGATAATAGCTCCAGCCGTACCGCAGTTACAGCTTATGGATGAGGTTCTGGTGGACGTTCGGCTGAGAGGCATAAAAGGGCGGTACATCATAGAAGGCAGGCGTCATATGATGAAGCCTGACTCATACACAACTATAGACACGTTGAGGAAGGTGAGGTAAGAGATGGGAACGTACCCGGCCAATCCGGCTTTACCACAGGGTGATGCTGACACACTTGTAAACCCCACTAATTGGAATACACTGGTGGATAATATAAACGCCATAGGCGCTGACCTTGTAGACGGACGAGGCGATGGGCAAGCGTTTCCGGGGACGGATCATACAGCAAATCAGTCTACAGACATAGACGACGCTCTACAAGCAATAAGGCACATGCTGGTTCATCTTCTGGGGGAAACAAACTGGTACGATGCGCCTGCTGGCAGTCTGAAAGTGCACGACCATTCGTCAGGGAAGGGCGGCGCGGTCCCGTGGAGTAGCATAGCAGCGAACGTGAGGTTTAGAGAGATCCATCCGCACTATCCAGGTGAGATGGAGACTTTATCACTTCGCGGAGCGGCAGCAAGTGGACAGAACACAGGGACGAGAAGTCAGGGGATTGATGTAGTATCATACGTTGAGCGGCACTACCATCAATTTGAATCCTCAGAGACAGGCCTGCAAGACGTATATGTGGCGGTTAGATTCACGCTACCGGAGGATTTTACGGCTTGGGCTACATCCAACGCCATTCAGATTGAGTATAGGACGGAAAGCGGGACGTCCGTTAACTGCCATGTGGATTCCTACATATACAAGTCAGGTGCCGCTTCGCTTGTCGCCAGCAGCGAAAACAATGCCAACACAAGTTGGTCAACTATTGTTATAGATGATTCTGTTTTGGGTTCTTGGTCGGCTGGTGATATTATGGAGATCTACCTGAAGCTGGAGACCAGAACCGATTATTATGCACGCGTTGGGAAGATACGGTTTAATTATACAAGTTAGGAAAAAAAGGTATGGATTGGCCTGGAGTGGTTAACTTCACAAGGCAGGAGGTGGCGTGTAGGCATTGTGGGCGGGGGAGTATGGCAGCCTCCACCATGCAAAAATTTCAGCGAGCCAGGGACTACTTAAATAAACCTGTTTACGGTTCGTCATGGTGTAGATGTATCGAGTGGAATAGACAGTCGGGCGGCGTGTCCGATAGCGCGCATGTATTCACAGAAAACAGGCAAGCTCACGCCGGAGACGTGACACTAACACCGCCACCGCAGCGCCGCCCTATGACTGGAAATGAGCGGTACTTACTTCTTAAAGCACTTCTGGAGGCCGGTTTTGACCGGATCGGAATCCATCCGATGTATCTACATGCAGACGATGATCCCGACAAACCAGCGGACGTGATCTGGTTATACACTTAGTTGCTTTACGTGGTAACAAAAAAAAAGAGAAAAATTGCCATGAAAGGCAACGGGAAACTACCTGCCTGAAAAAATCCTTCCGTAATTGCCCTGTATTGAAAGAAAATAGCTTTAAGGTAAAAGGGGATCAAAAGCGAATTTTCATTTCAAGGAAGGGGCGTTTCTGTCAATCGTCGATGCCGAATAAGACCTGGGGAGGGCAAGAATATCCGCATAGGTCTCATCATCCAGCAACCTTTTCAGGTTCGGCTTTATGATGATAGATTTTATGTGTTTTATCCTGCCCAACTGGCAAACAAGCTCCTTGACGTCCTCTGGCGAGGGCTCTGGCAGAGGACAGACTCTCCAAAAGCTGTTAGCACCTATCACAACAATGCTAGCCTCAGTATATCCTACAAGACCTGCCAGGTTGACAGGATTATTCTTGATAATCGGCTCCACGGTCACCATTTTCTTTAGATTGGGCATACATTGGATACTACGGAGGCTCTCAGCCCGATCTACCGGTGCTTGTGGTGATTGGCAGTGAGTGATTTCTCTATACACCTTGCCATCCATATCAGTCTCGATGGTGGTGGCAAGTATAATTTTAAGGAAATCCCGAAACCAGTTAAAATTTCCAGCAAAAATGCTTCCAAATCTGTATGGTGACTTTGACTGGAGCAGATAAGTATTCTCCGGGAAAGCGAGGCAGTGAAGGAGGACACGCTGGATCCACCCTCTAGGAACCCAGTTGCCGAACATATCCGCCGCGCTCCCAACAAAGATCGTACCTTGACCGCACTCAAGAAGGTAGTCCTTCAGGTAGCTATCACGGAGTCGAGGCTTCATGTCAGAATGGAGTCTGCCATTTTTGATGTAGCAGTAGGAGCAATCATGCTCACAGCCGCAGATAGGGTTCCAGGTAGCAACCACAGGAGGGACTGTCGGGCCAATATATCCATACATATTTCCGACGCTTTTGTTCAAGCTCATTCTTCTTTTCCTCCTCTAAAGCCAATATCGAGGTTATCCTCAAGGAAACACTCGATATAGATTTTTGAATTTTCGTCAATACTAGAATCCTCTACCAGGAAAAACAGGTAATCTACATCAGAATGGAGTACATCCCCTACTCGTTCTCCTTCGTGCTTACCTCTATTAAAGACTCCATTCTCGAGGTCTAAGAACGGTTGTTTCATAGTCAAGCTCCTTTTTTTTTCAAAAGAAGAGAGCGCGCTTGTTATCATTAGCATCCTCAAACCAGATCTCCTTTCTGTAAAGAATAACAAGCGCGCCGTCCCTCCGGATTTAACTATTCGTTGACTATCCTGAGAAGGAATAATCCAACCTTGCCCTCGGAATGGTCCGCCCTCAGAAGCTGATAAATTTCATCCTTCTCCAGGGTTACAGTGCCCTTAATAATGTGGCCTGTATACTGATCCCCATCGGACGACGCTAGGGAAAGGGGCTGCGTTTCGCCCGATAGTCGCCATCTGAAAAACTCCAACTCTACATTAGCCTTAATTCCCGGGCTTGCCATAAGGTCAAACCTCCTCATGAAAAATAAACAACTCTCGGTGAGCCTGACTTTCTTTCCAGTTAGATCACAGGGATGCCTCCGGCGGCGGAGTTTTAGTCTCTGTCCCTCCTCCTCTTGCCGCCATATTATGCGCCTCCATCCCTCGACCCTGCCGCGCCTGACGCAATTCTCACACTGTCTCATGTGGTTTCTTTCCTTTACCACCAAACAGGCTAGAATCAGCCAGGAGATGACGGCCCTCCTCCAGAAACCACTCTTCGGCCTCCCAGCGCTGCGCATCAAACTCGCCATCAATAGCGCGATCCGCAAGTTCTGGATAACCCTTCTCTCTAAGGTCGCTTACTAAATCCATTATAGGAGTGGGCGAGGGCGATTTATAGTCGTCATACTTCCCTTCCCTCGCCCACTGGATCATCTGTTTAAGGTCAGGGTCATTTTGCTTTTCTAGCACCCTGGCCAGTTTCTCAGAAGTTGAAGTCCTATCCGATCGAGTAGGGATTCTCTTCTTCCTGCTCTCCTTCAATATCACCACCTCCCGACAACACCTCGTCCTCCTCAATTGTGCCCTCGATAACGTATGACCAGTCGTCGTGAAATTCAATACTACATACCCCTGATGCTACCCTATCTTTAGATCTCCAGACGAACAGAAGCTCCGTCAGAAGCTCTAACTGTAGGTCCGAAACCTCAAAGAGAAGGGGGACGCCGCCGGGTGGCGGAGTATCTACGCTTATGCTGACTATACCGGGCTTCTCGGTTCTTGAAATTGAGACTGCCAAATAAAATCACCTCCTTGTCTGTGGGATGTTAGAAGCGATGTCCACCCTCTCCTTCACTTTTTTTTCGGAGATGAGTGATAAGTGAAATGCAAGCCACACAACGGCGCCACGGATCTCACGGAAATTGGGGGAGAGGTACTCAGCATCATCAGCGAAGTCTTTGGAGATATAGGCACACCACGGCAGGTCGAAAGTCTCAGAAGCTCGTCCGTAGGGTTCGAACTCGCAGGACCTGTGGATACCATAGAGCATCTTATCCTGCACGCTTGGGCCGCATCTCCATCGGGATACACGGCTGATCATAGCGAACAATTCGTCAAGCGACCTTGTTTTTACGCTTTCTACAAACTGTCTATACCTCTCAGGGCACGTACAATTGAAGGACAGAGAGACAAACCTGGTTGGGTGAAGTTTTTCACACGGCCTCATTTTCTCCATCTTTCTGCATCCTCCTTACTTTCGCGAATTCTTGTCTTGATGTGATCATCCAGCCTAAAAGGGCCGATGTACTTGTCAACATCGGACTCTATTAGGTCAGTTGGCACATCCCAGAGAAGATTATCAATCGCCTCTTCTAACTCCTCATCAAAATCCTCAAACCGCTTTTTAATATCCTCCTCGTCCCTGTCCATTATTCATCACCTCACTTTCAGATCATGATGTTGACGTTTGAGCATCGTGGACAAAAAGATTCGTCCATGTCCCTTATGTCTGCCTTCCTTGATACGTGCATCTACCAGTTTACCTCCGCAGTCAGGGCACACGGATGCCCGGCAGGTCTGGATACGTGAATATTTGCAATATTATCACTCTTCTTTCGTGAGCCGATAAGCTGGCGATAGACCAAACTTCTCTATCCTGCGATCTAGCATACGCAGGATAGTCTTTCTCCTGCTTGAAAGTATTATTGTCTGTGCGTCTCTGATGGCTTCTTCCTCAGAGAACCCGGTGCCGATTGCCACGCCACTTATAGCCTCGACTACGAAATACACATCATGAGGGCCATCAATTCCAGAAGCGTCCTCGTCTGTATCACACCAGATGAATGTGTCCAACCACTGGACGATATCAACTTTCTTGCCATCAACCTTAACAAACTGAGCGACCTTCTTACCAGATGGGTCAATAGTCTCAACTAAACTCCATGCCTCTCTAATTTTTATCACCTCCTCAAGCGCGGCAGCCCTATCCTTAGCTGAAAATCTCTATAAAGTGCGGAAGGCTCCCCAGAACCGGATGGGGTACCAACTCTCAAGCAAAAAGGGCGACCTATCACAGAGGAAATCAGAAAAACTTTTCTTCCTGCACACACCGGAAGAATGATTGAGGTACATTTCATATAGAGAACTCTCATCAGCGGTGTACCTGTTTTTATAGACCGAATCCGGGCTTAGAGACCATCCCAGAGCTTGGAAAATCTCTCTGTACCGTCTCTGAATCTCCCAGATCACATCGAATCGAGAGTATGATTCTCCAGAGTTGTCAGAATGACCCATGCGTATCAGTTGAAAAAATCTCGTGGGTGACTCAAGTGAGATCAACAAATCTGTCATAAAATCAAGCTGCTCGGGATTGATCATCTTATATGTCCGCCCTCCGCCGTATATAATTCGATGATTTGTGAGCACCTCTATCCTTTTTTTTTCCTTTTTTTTGACACCAGACAATTTTTTTAGATCGTCGCTTTAGGTAGTTTAAAGCAGTCTGCTTTAAACTACCTAAAGCAGATACCCCCAGAAAATTAAAAATCTGCTTTACCTTATCTAAAGCAGATTTTAAAAACATCGCTTTACCTTATCTAAAGCGATCTAAAGATCTTGCCATGGGGGGGGAGGAAAAGATTTTCAATTCAATATACCCATATAGGAGATGTTAAGAATATAGAGGTTTGCTTTTTTAAAAGGCCCTCCATGAAAGTTTATCTTAATCGCTCCGATATCTAATAGAACCTTCATGTACTTTGATATAGTTGCCGATGACCAGCCCAATTGGGAATTCAGGAGGCTGTAGGGGCATTTAAAAGGTTTATCTGGGGCGTAATAGTCCCAGTTGCCCAAAATAAGCATGTAGAGCAGAAGCAATAGAGTCTTTCCTCTCTTGAAATCATCAGGTATATCTCTCCTGAAATGTACCAAAGCATCTTTTGTAATACCAAAGAACTTACCATTGTATTTCTTGAACCTCACCTTCTTTTTATTTTTTCTTGCCATAGATCACTCCTAAATCCTCTGAGGATCAGGAATGGAGACGCCGGGTTTCGGAGGATAGCTCTAGCTCATAAGGCTGAGCCAACCCGGCGTCTCCGTAGTTGCGTTGATCGGAGGCAACTAAAGACTACAGATGCTTCCAGGTCTCCCTCCTGAGAATTCGGGAGATCGTGGCTCTAGTGACCGGAAACATGGAGGCTAGTTGGATAGGTGAAAACTTAGTCGAGAGTGAGCGTATAAGGATAACGTCGGCTCTGGAGAGCTTGCATCCGTTGTGACGCTCGCCCCCTCTTGCGCTCCTGCCTTTATTCACCATGTCCCTCATATTATCCTCATGAGTGCCCAGAAACAGGTGAGATGGGTTCACACAGCGAGGGTTATCACACTTGTGGAGTACCTGCATACCCTCCGGGATTTCCCCAAAGAGCGACTGAAAGCAGTACCGGTGAGCCAGACAGTCTCTTCCATCTAATCTGAAGTGCCCATATCCACTGGAGGTAAGAGCACCTGTCCATATCCAACAATCTATAAGACTGGGAATATCTACCTTAGTCCAGAAAGGTTTTGAGTGGCGAGCCATAGCTTATGCTTCACCTCCTGACGTACTCAGGCTCTAGCTTGAAAAGTTCCTGAAATTCAGAAGGGTCGATCTGGTCTGCGATGGGCTGGAGGATGTCAAGGGTGGGCAGGGCTAGACCTGGAGATTGATGACGAAAATACAGATCATTGATGTGATCTGTTATTGGTGACAGATCCACCGGCTCCCAGTGTATGAGTCTGACGTGAAACAGAGAAAACAGAGCCTCGGCGGATCTGTATCCTGCTCCCCCCTCTCCGCCGTTATCCGTCCGGAATCCGTTGCCAGTAAAAGTGGCGGAGGAATCGTCCTCGTCAAGTATAAGGAATCCACAGCATAGCTCATCTGTAGGAACCTCGATGACACATATCTTGTGTGTGTATCTGTGAGCGAGTTCGTCTCTGAGGACTCTCAGGGATCGCTGTGTAGTCCCCATGGCGTGCTCCTCAAAGAATACCTTTTTGATTTTCATTTGACTCTCCTTTCAGAAATGTAGAGCGCTTGCCCCAGAGCCTTCTGGATAGAATGCCGGCTTGTCCAGTATTCTTGACGCGTAATCTACTAACTGATCCGGGATGGGTGAGCCAACTGGCGTGGCGTTGCTAAGGAAGACTGATAACTTGTCTCTGATAAAGGAAAGGCACTTGCGTTCTGGTGACTCCAGACCTGCCGATTGGAGAAGCTGATTGTAGGTCATGGGAAATCGCTCGGGCTTGCCCTCTGAATCGGATAGGACGTAAGCTAATCTGGCCAGAACATATTGTGTGGGGATCACACCCTCGTTTTCTATCCTTACGAGGTATGATGGCGAGATGTCCGCTCTGGATGCCAGAGCGTACCTTGAAAGTTTGCGGGCGAGGCGCGCCTGTCTAACAAGCGCGCCAAGAAGTTTCTTTTCATTTTGGTCAATGAGCATAATCATTCATACTCCTCCATTTTTTATCTCGAACCACTCAAGCTCCATGAACCCTCCCTTGCCTCCTGGACTTGGCTTCTCTGAGATCACCTTAGCGACTGGTCTTGGCTCAAGGCCCCTCATTGTTGTATCTAGAATCAGTGAATGTAGGGTGGCATAGACTCAAATAAATCCTGCATAAGCTGGTTAAGCTCTTCGGGATTTTCTTTGAGTCTGTGCCTTATGTTTTCGTTGACCTTATCAAAATCAGGCTTGACAGGTTGTGAGGGACGTGGTAAACTTTGATCCGGAGATTCAGACCTTTCTTGCAGCGAAAAAGAAGAATCTTTAGAAGCCGCCTTTCGGTTGAGACGCAGGGCGGCTTCTCTTTTAAAAGTGCCACTCCTCTCCTTAGCGTGAAGCCTCTCCCTGACGGCCTCTGATGATAAGTTAGCGTCAATCTCCTCTCTGGTAAGCCTGCGCCTGGTGTAGGGTTCACACCAGTCTGGAACCACGCCGCAAGAAACATTGTCGTTTGATCCCCATGCGCGACAGCAGTAGGTCACTGGCTTAATAGGGAAATCCTGGTGGTAGAAAGCGCAGGAGACATATCTGCCGTCCAGTTCAGGGTTGTAGGGCGGGCAAGCCCAACCACAGTTACCGCAGCAAGCCTCGCCGGGTTTAATCACGCCACGCTCACAGGCGAAGTTCTCGCCTTCGGTTCTTGGTTTGTCCATCTGCTTAGTCACCTCCTTTCGCAGTAAAAAACAGTAATCAGTTATCAGTGATCAGTAATCAGTTATCAGTGATCAGTGAACTGAAAACTGTTTACTGATCACTGATTACTATTTACTGATCACTGATCACTCTCCGTTAGAATGGCGTATCGTCAATAGCTTCTGGCTCTCCGGCTATCTGGCTTTCCGGTTCCTTTTCTCCTATCGGTGGAGTAAACTGGATAGGAGATCCCGACTCAGCAACGGCGGACGCAAACTCAATCTGCCAGGTCTCCCAATGGTCGGGTTTAATATCAGCTAAACGGTAGAGGCCGCCAACTGGCTTGACCTCCATCCTCTTAAAGAATCCATCCATGACTTTCACGCCGATATTCGGGTCGTCAAGCTGGATAAGAAATTCGTAGACGGTGGAGATGAAGCTCTCCACCTCTTCTACGCCGCCCACCCACTCAGCCCACTCGATGTGCATCTTGACCGCTTCCCTCAGCCTCGTGAGCACCTTGTTGTCGCCGATAGCTCTCGCCAAAAGAGTACGTATGTCGTCGCTCGCTCCCGCAAACGGCGCAGTGTATCGGCACTTCAGGTAAAAGACGAGGTTATCCAGAGAGCCTGTCCTGGACGCGACATCACGGATAGCTTGAAATACAGGCTTTATCTTTTTAAGCTCCTCCAGCAACGCGATCTGTTGGTCAGTGGACAAATCTTTGACCTCTGATACCTGCTGGCCGGTGGCGACCGGTAAACCATCGCCGTTAGTAGTGCAGGACTGGTAGTGGGTTCTCAGGTAGAGAGCGAAGGAGTCCGGAGTGAAGCCTGACTCGCCTGCAAGAGTAAGAATCTGATCTGGCAGGCCCACATCCTTCCTGGATAATTCATCCTCAAGCGAAGGAAGCGCACCTATGGCTTTTGTGAAATACTCCTCAGAATCCCAATCTGTCAGGGATGGTCTATCAGGGAATAGCTCAGCTTGCCAGTTGTGCCTGTTCCCTTCATCCTGGAAGAAAGTGCGGACATGAGGGAATTTTATCTCTCCTGTCTTTTTGTCAGGGGCGAAGCTGGCGAAGTACCTGGCGCGCCAGTAGTCATAATCGAAGGCTGGTGGTTCCGGCTTCTGGCCTTTCTCCGGTTCGCCGGCTATCGGGCCTTCTGGCTTTCCTGTTTTTTGAGAGAATCTAGCATCGCCGTTGGCTGCCGCTTCGGAGGTAAGATTCTCAGTCTGTGGAAGCTCCTCCGGGATGTATGGAAGGCTGCCACACTCACTAGGAAACAAAAGGCGGCTTCCTTGAGATATGGCGCACTTTTTGAGTTGGAAGGATGGCTGTGAACGGTGCATGGCTCTCTCCTTCATTCCGTCGCGAGACTGAACGAAGGCGACCTCTTTCCGAAGGACCGTCCATCTGAACTCCCTGGACCAGTCCCTTCGTTTGCAGATGTATGTGGCTCTGGTGGGGTTGTCATCGTCATCACAGACTGCATCCCAATACTCCACCAGTCCTGTCCTCTCCGCTCGGTCAAGGTACGAGCGGTAGCCGGTTATAGTAACAGCGTTACCGCCGGGCTTCGCCAGGTATATCTCATTCTTCCAGGGGTCAAGGTGGCAGGCTTGACAGATAAGAATGAACGCCCTCACCTCGTCGTCTGTGCAGTTTGGGGGTGCGATAAACTGGCGGACATCTGAGAACTCCAATCTGATATCCGGTAGTGGCGGCGGCTGGTAGATAACAGGGTAGGGATGTGCCGCCTGTGGGTAGCGAATCTCTTCGGGAAATTCACTCTCTTTGTCGGTTTCTGCCATCGTGAGAAGCTCTTTCTGTGACATAAGTGGACACCTCCATTTGATTGATTTAACAATCAGTAAAGAAAATAGTCAGTAGTCAGTAGTCAGTAGTCAGTGGTGATCAGTAAACTGAAAACTGATTACTGATTACTGATTACTGTTTTAGAGAACAAGGTCGTCAAGGGATATGAGGGATTTAGAGAGCGCTGACAAGCGACGATTGAGGGCATCCCTGATCTTGATCAGGTTATCAAGTTCGGGACGGTTCTTTTTCGTCCGCCACCTTGCGATCATCGATCTTGTGACGTTGGCAGCCTTAGCAAGCTCTAAATAGGTAGGGAAGCCAGCGTCCTTCATAGCCTTCTCCAGAGACTTAGCGTTCAATTCTGCCATCGGGAAAGACCTCCTTTTTTTCAAGGGCGGGAAGATTATTGATTTACTAATAAATCAATCGTGGAGAGTATAGCACGGATTGCCATACAAGTCAACAGAAAAATGAATAAAAATTGCCATAGACGGCAACAAAAAAGTGATTTCCAGTTGACGTATAAAGCAATCGGTGATATAATTTAGTTAGGAGTAAATCAATTGTAAAGAAGTCAGGCGGCTTCCCAGGTGGGAGGCGATTTAGATGCGAAGATCTAAAGCGATAGAGACCATCAAGGCGACTATGTTTTCTAAGGAGATAAGCCAGAAGGAGCTGGCGGGGCTGGCGGGTATATCAGAGCCTACGGTATCGCGTTGTCTATCTGGTGAACTGCTGATCTCCAAAGAAGTTGCGGAGGCAATAGCTCCGGCGTTAGGGATAGACAGAGCTACGCTGGTGGAGTTGGCGTTCCTTGACCGTCTGGAGCGTCTGAAGCCGGAGTACGAAGGGTACAGCCGGGTTCAGTTGAGGTTGGACATAGCTGTAGACGGTCTACAGTTTGGAGAGTAGAAATTACTGGATACCGAGATCATTTCTGATCAGGTTGCGTATATAGTCAGAAAAGTTCTTGAAATCGAGTGCCTTCATACGCTCCTGCGCCTTATCGTACATCTCCATAGACATATCGATCCAGAACCTTTTTCTCTTCTCTCCAGGGGCGTCTGAACGCTTTTTCTTTGCCAAAAGATACACACCTCCTCTCAATTCTAGTAAAAAAAAAGTCAATAGTCAACAGTCAGTAGTCAATAGTCAACAGGGAACAGTGATCAGGAAACTATCGACTATCCGACTATCGACTATCGACTATCCGACTACTACACTAATATAATACCAAAAAAAACCTAAGTACGTCAACAAAAAAAACTAGAATAAGCCAAAACTGGTATGTAAACTATTGACACATCGGAGTAAGAAATGATATAGAATGGCATAAAGACAAAGGTAACGATTGGAGGTGAAACGATTGTCCTGGACACACATATATCTGGCTTCTGGTGGTGCTCATTCTACGTGCATGATACTCAAGGCGTTAGAGGATGGGTATCCTATAGACCAGGCGGTATTTTACGATCACGGATACCACAGGGAAGAGGTTTACAAAGTGATTGAAAAACTAGATCGCGATATACCAAAAAAACTGGTAACGTTATATCCCAGAGGACTAGATGGTGATCAAAAGACGTTGGAGTATTTTCTGACTGAAGCCAGGTTAAGGAAAAAATCCGGAGAGTTGAAAACAGGTTACGGGTGGCCTACTCCGAAGAACGCATGGTGCTGCCGGATGGGGAATAAAACTATCAAAGGATATCTGAGAAGTCTTGGAGGTGAGGTAGTTTCCTACATAGGAGTTTGCTATCTGGAGAAGGCAAAGAAGCCTGTAGACACAAAGCTAATAAAGACACGGTATCCGCTGAAGTGGATGCGGATCACGAGGCGGCTGGCTGTAAACTTCTGCCGGGAGCGCGGATACGATTGGGATGGGCTGTATGAAAGAGTACCACGCTGTCGGTGCTGGTGCTGTCCACTGGAGCGGATTTCAGAACTGCGGCGGACGTGGGCACTGTACCCGGAAGTCTGGCGGCGGCTGGAGCGACTGGACGAAAAAACTCCCGGTCGGTTCAGGCTGGACGTGGAGTCAGTCAGAGATTTGAGCGCGAGGTTCGCGGCTGAGGCGCGGGGTCACACAGGGACTGCGGGCGCCAGGTGGGTGCGTAGGTAAACCGGCGAGGCTTGAAGTGCGCGGCCAGATTTTCGAGTCGCGCGAAAAAAAATTCGGGCCCCAGGGGGAAGAACAAAAAGTTGACAGGTCGGTGCGATAGTGGAGAGAGAAATGAAGAAAAAGTCCAGAGGTGGTAGATTGTGGTATCGTCTCAATCGTCAAAAAAAAGTCACTCCTAGAATTATCCCCAAGTTTAGGAGGGTTTTCTTTTTTCTCCGGCACCGGGCGGCGCGAAGCAGATCCGACGCTTCCCGACTGATGGTGGTGCATCATGCGTCATCGGTCGAGTTGTTTTTTGGGCAGGAGGGAGGGATGCGGAGCCGGTGGGGTGCCGGCTCCGGTTGAAGTGACTGTTCTCAGTTGGAGGCTGGTGTGGCGTTAGGGTAGAGTTCCTTGACGGTTTTAGGGTTGGGGTACTCTCCCGGATACATCAGGAACAGCACCCATGCGTACTGCTTGGCAGAGAACGGCGAGGCAAACACCTTTTCGTCTCTGGGTGTGTCCAACCATTTGATGAGTTGTGCTCTCATACTCTGGACAAAGTTGGACGTGTTCCTGGTCTCCAGAAGTTTAGTAAGCGGGGGTTTCATGTCCTCCTCGAGGCCTGCGGTTGCCAGCTTAGCGATGTAGACCTTTATCTTCTCGTCACCAAAGGGCTCGCGGTCAATCTGTTTAGGTGATTGCAAGGCGGGCTTGTCGGTGAGAGAATGGGTAAGGGGTTTAGTGGTGGCGTTGACTGCGTGTGTGATATCCCAGAGCAAGTCAGACAGTATCTGTACCTGCTTCTGGAGGTCTGCAATCTGAGCTTGCAGGGACTCGATTGTCTGAGCTAGCTCCGCAACTTCTGTGCGAGTTACCTCAGGAACCGCGCCATGTGAAAGTGAGATCATCACGAAGAGCATCAGCGTGATGATGGAGATGAAGATGATGGATAGGTCAGCGAACCTGTGAACGTGAGAGTGACGCGTAGTCATTTGACTACCTCCTTAGAAAGTGAGCCGCTTGTCTGGCTGCTCGTCAGGTTATGACAGCCGTGTCATAACAACCGGGATTGCTCCCGGTTTCGCTTCGATTACAGAAGTGAGTTGTGGACAAGCTGAAGGTGCTCATTAAAGGCGAGGTCGAGGTCGAAAGCTGACTGAGATAGCCTGTCAACGAATGACTGAAAGTGTGGCAGGTCTGAGAAGAAGAGATTGACGGTAGAGATGCCTACGCGGCCAAACTCTGAGCCTTTGTCTCTGGAAGAGACGTGGAGCGAGAGGCAGAGCATTTCAGAGTAAGCTCCGTCAGTCTCGCGGGTTGTGATCGCTGTGATGTAGTGCTCTCTTGCAAGGTGAATGTCTACTCCTATCATAGTATGCTCCTCCTTGTTGATAGATGTGGTTGATAGTGCAGGGGGCTAGCCCGGCACTATCAATCGTCAGTTTAGTAAGTGGATTTCTCTTCGGTCTGGCTAATATCGAACACAGTACCGATATAGAAGTTAAGATCGGCCTCCTCATCGTTAGAGATGTCGGCATCAGATTTATCCTTCTTGGATGGGTAGTAGATCATGAATCCATGCTGGCCTTTCATGACCTGTCTGTTGGCTTTCTGCCATTGCCGATAGCCGCCGACTATGGTTGGTGAGTTGCCATTGGCTTGGAGTAAAATAAAGAGGATGTTGTGGTGAGATAATGTCCTACCGTCAACTGTGCGGACACCACCGCACTTGGTGATGAGGTCAAGTTTCTGGTCCTCTGTTAGTGATGCAAGTCGCTTGCGTAGCTGTGACAGTTTCTCTTTCCTTTCTGGCGATATTTGTGGGCCTCCTATGAGTTTTTGGCAGCCTCGACTGCTCCGTAGTGGTAAGGAGTGAACCGTGAGTAATCAAACTCGGTTGCCAGGGTGATGGTGGCTGGCGACTCAGAGTTCATCTCGCTATCTGTGACTGGTTGACCGGCCTTCTGGCCTTGCCATCTGCTCCACTTCAGGGGGATTGAGAAGGTCTTAAAGAATAGGAGAATCGAGCCATCGCCGCCAAAGGGATAGCCGAACCTGGACTCGAAGGTTGACAGGAAGATTGTGGCTTCCTCGAATCCCTTGTCGAATCCTGAGTAGTCGGCTGGTGCTTCAGGACCGACTTCCTCGCCCAGAATCTTAAAGACGACAACAAGGCTTCTTGAGATGCGAGTGCCGTCGTCAAGTGACGCATCAATCCAGAGCCTGTATTCGCCCGGCTCTGTGATGGGTTGTGGGGCTGTCACGGTGACGGTCTCGATGTCAGTGCATCCGGTGATAGCGATTAAGATAAGGGTTGCTGTGATGTAGAGTCTCATTGTAATCCTCCTCTGCCTGCTTCCTGCACCTGGTTATCAAGTGCTTAACCCGACTCCACCAGAAGCAGGGCGATTGTCGGGATTGGGCTTTATCCGTCGTCAAACATTGTAGCGTCCTCTGGGTCACGGCTTCGCTTGTCTCTCCCCGGAGACCAGACTCTACGCTGCCAGAGGATGTGGAGAACCAACTCCAGTATTGACTATGGCTCGATGAGGGCCTGCATCTTTGCCGCCTGAGGTGGGTGTCCATTGCAGCTTGCGTCTGCTTGTTGCTTGGCTCTTGCTGCGGGGCCGCCACAAGGGGCTTAGGGTGTCGAGTCACCCTTCGGCTGCTTATTCAAGCTCCGACAACCACGTCGGAGCGACCGGGATTACTCCCGGTTTCGCTTCAAGGGATATAGACAACAGCGATGGGGCGAGGATCAGGAATATCAAGCTCTTGCTGGACTGGCTCTTCATCCTTCACCCACTCAATAATCTCTCCTGCCTTCGTATGGACTACAAAAGGCTCATCATGACAAGGTGGTGGCTGATTCTCATTTGCAGGGAAAGAGAGCACCTCACCGGTGAGGGTATTGACAAGGACACCATATCTCCACGCGAGGACGAAGGACTCATCATCCTCATCCTCAAATGCGGATGGCTCATTATAAAACTCGATCTCAGACATAGGGTCAAGTGGAGCCACAGGGGGAACGGAAACAGCAGGCATATTATTCATCTCTTTAGCATTGTCCCTGGCGATGGACACGGATGCCCAACCGACAAGGGAGAGCAAAAAAACGGCGAACAAAAGGAAAACAGGAAGCGGGGCGAGGGCGCCGGCGATAATGACGAAGGGGATGGCGGCCAGAAAGAAAAGACCAAGATTCTTGAGAAGATGGGTAAAGAAGCGAGCCATAGCAGAACACCTCCAAAGAAACAGGATGTCAAGAAACCAACGACACCAGCAACGAGAAGAAGCGGCAGACAGAGAGAGAAGAAACTGGGCGACACAGGAAAAGACAACAGGATGACCGGTGGTGGAAGAAGCGGCAGAAGCCACAGCGAGCCACCACAGGAGAGGAGCCGGGAACATGGACAACATTAGAAGGAGAAGAAACAGGGAAACAAGAGACCACAGGGAGCACCTCCCAAAACTAACTAACTGCGGACAGACAAACTAAGCAAATCCAACTGAGAACTATCGGCAGAGGGACTGTCAACAAAGTACCGCACAGGGACGCCAGCGCGAGAAGCACAGCCAACACAATGACAAGTGCCGGAGCAGGGCGAACCAGTAACAAAGAACGCAACACAAAGGTCAACACCGGAATCAATCATTTGTTGATTACGAACCAGACCGGCGCGGCGACCGAACCGAGACCAATCAGGAGAGAAAACACGGACGGGGATACCAAGATCGGCACACACAGAACCAGCCAGAGAATCAGCACCCGCCGCGCCACCATGAATCACAGACAAGGAAGGATGTTCACAAAGAAGTCCAGACAAGACAGAGAACATGAGGGGACGGTTCTCAAATTCACGAGAGCCAGAGACAAGAACTACGAAGCCCACAGGACACACCCCCTAACGATCCCGATGGGGATAGTAGACAGAACGATTACCACGAGTAACGATAGTATAACCACGCTCAGGGCAAACACGGACAACAGGCGGAGGTTCAAGAGGGGACACAGGAGGACGAGAGGCAAGAGAAAGCGCAACACACTTCTCCGCAAAAAGTTGATCACGAGACTTCGGGGAACGAGCTGTAGGAAGAGAGGAGAACAGAGAAAGTTGAGAAGCCATTGAAAACACCTCCAGAAGAAGAACCAAAAGAGAACCAAAGATTAACCTCAAATCTACCTAAATTATACCACGAAAAATAACAGGCGTCAAGCTTTTTTTTACACACAGCGCGCATTCGACCAGAGCGCAAACCCACACCACAGGCCATTCTACAGCACCGCCAAAAAAAATAGAGAACACCGCCACAAAAAGCCGGAGAAAACCAACAATCAAAAATCGAAAATCGAAAATAGAGAAGCAAGCACCAAAAGACATGCAGAGCAAGAAATCCACACACCCACACACCCACTATTGACTACTGATTACTGATTACTGATTACTGATTACTGACTATGTGGTGGGCCGTACTGGCGCGCTGGATGGCGTGCGGTTCGCAAGCCAGTTGGACAGAACGATACTGACTGAGGACACGTATCGTGGGCGACATACGGAGTTCTCTATCGGCGACCATCTGACGATCAAGGACAGCACGCTATTTCCGATGGCGTACATCATGCGGAAGACGGAGTTTGACGGGTTCAGGTGGGATCTTAGTTTTCAGGAGCAGAAGCACCTGTTC